TGGGTTTGAGATTCGTGATGGTATCGCATGGATTTATGGTTCTGGTTTTCCTAAGAGTATGGATATCTCGAAGGCAATGGATAAAGCTGCGGGAGCAGAGCGAGAAGTCGTTGGAACGAAAAGGATGGTAGGAAGTGCTGCACAGGACTGGTCTGAAAAGGGCGATAAGTTATTTGCTGGTAGTACCGATAGCGTTGGTGTTCCTGCTCGTGATATCCCTGTCACAGTGGCTTCAACAGATTTGGCAAAGGAATGGGAAGGATGGGGAACGGCACTAAAGCCAGCCCTAGAACCTATCATCGTTGCTCGCAAGCCTGTGAGTGAGAAGACTATTGCTTTGAATGTTGCTAAGTGGGGTGTCGGTGGAATCAACATCGATGGAACTCGTGTTGGCAATGAGGAAGTTACTATCAATACTTTCGATAACGGTGCTAAACCTTTTGGAGATGCTGTTGGCGAACCTTATACAGGTCGCAAGAGCGTTGGCCGTTGGCCGGCAAATGTCATGTTTACTCACGCAGAAGACTGCGTAGAGGTTGGAACTGCTGTAGAAATTATTAGTAATCACAACGCACCTCAGGGTACGTTTGCTGGTGGAGACCCTGACAGAGGCTCTGATACTTCTGAGTATCGTGATTATGAAGTCGCTACTGCTGTGTTTGAATGCATAGAGGGTTGTCCTGTTAAGGAAGTAAACAGACAGAGTGGAGTCAGCAAAAGTAGAGCAGGAAAGATGGCTGTGCCAGATATCCGTTCTGGTAAGTATGGTTCTGAGTATGGTGCTAGAGAAGATATCGATGGCACTGTAAGAGGTTTTAATGATGCTGGTGGTGCTAGTAGATTCTTCTACACTGCAAAAGCTAATAAGAAAGACCGCAACGAAGGTCTAGAGATACACAACTTACACCCAACGGTAAAGCCAACCTCTCTCATGCGTGAGTTGGTAAGACTAGTAACTCCTAAGGGTGGAGTGGTGCTGGACCCATTTACTGGTTCAGGTTCAACAGGTAAGGCTGCTTTGTTGGAAGGGTTTAGGTTTGTTGGCGTTGAGTTGACTTCTGATTACCTGCCTATCATTGAAGGTCGTCTAAACCACGCCGCTAAGCAGGTTGACGGACAGTTGGATTTTTAGTAGTATAGTGGCGTAGTAATAAGTAAAATACAAAGACAAGGAACAAAAATGACATATGAAGAAAATGACCCTCGCAACTTCTATGAGAAGTTTCCCGAGGAACTAATGCCCCCTTTGAATGCTGGTGGAGCTGCTGTAGTTGAGCCCCTGCTTGGAGTTGTAACTCCTCCTCCTGCATCACCTGCTCCGCCTAGACCTACAAGCGTGCGTGAGATTTTTGATAACAAGAAGACTAGCGTTGATGCTCGTCTAGAGGCTATTGATGACCTCTCAAAGCTTGACATCGACTGGCCTAAAAAGAAGTCTGCTCGTATCAACCCAGATGCTATTCCAGTTTTGGCAACGGCTGTTATCTTGGTTGCGTTGCTGATGATTACATCGTTCAGCGTATCTTTCAGTGGTATCTATGAAGTATCTGCGTGGACTGGGCTACCTCCGTTCTTGCAGTGGCTCCCAGCCATTTTCATCGACGCCGCTATTTTGGCCTACACAATCTCTTTGGTTGTTTTCAAAGCCAGAGGTGAAAGCACTTGGAGAACATTTGCTGGGCTGATTGCGTTCGCGTCTGTTTCTGTAATTGCCAACATTGCTCACACACTTGCGTTCTGGGATGGCTCTCTGTCTGACTATCGTGCGTGGGTTGGTGTATTGATTACTGCATCTGCACCTATTGCTGTATTGCTTGCGTCTGAGGAAATCACTCGCTTGGCTTTTGAAAAGCCCGAGAACGAGTAGTCGTGGGCTACCTTATTGGTCTTAGTGGCGTAGCACGTTCTGGTAAAGACACTCTTGCTGACCATCTGGTTAGTGGTGGTGGGTATACAAAGATTGCTTTTGCTGACCCTATGCGTGAGGCATTAGTTCGTTTGAATCCAACGATAGAGGTTGGTGGGTTCAAGTTGGCTAAGTTAGCAACTGCTGTTGGAGTATTTGGTTGGGAAGAACTTAAGAAGATAAGTCCAGACATTCGTGGTCTAATGCAACGGATGGGTACTGAAGTTGGTCGTGAGATGTTTGGCGAAGACTTTTGGGTAGAGCAGACTATGAATCGTGTTTCTCAGATTGAGGGAAACTGCGTTGTTTCAGACGTTAGGTATCTCAACGAGGCTCAAGCGATTAGGGCTGATGGTGGATTCATTATCAGGATTGAACGTGATGGTGTAGAGGCTGCTAATGGTCATGCGTCTGAGGATGGTATGGCAGATTTTGAGTATGACTTAGTTCTACGCAACAACGGAAGTATTCAGGAATTTATAACAAGTATCGATTCCACTCTTGCGTCAGTGCTAAGATAGTCTCATAAATAATAGTTAGGAAAACACATGCGTGAACGTTACATAAGAAAGCTCCAGAAGAACCGCCACTTGGCTGAAATCAACTTCAACATCTTGGCTAACGTTACCTTCAAGAACCTAACCCCTCGTGAGCGTAGGCTGATGGCTAAGTTGATTTACAAGGCTGAGCTGTTAGAGATGGAAGTCAAGAGCCGTAAGGTCGCTGAAACCATGAAGACTTTCAAAGATTTGATGGATAACATCGAACTTCAGATGAAAAATGATGATGCTTTTGGGGACGATGACGACGATGACTTTTTTAAGTAATTCGGCGTTTCTAACCAAAACCTCCAGAAAAGGACTATAATAAATAGTGTAATAAAGGTTTTTTTGTGTTCCCCTTTATTACTGCTCCTTTCTGCGATAAGAAACCCCTCACCTTCGATTGATTTGGTGGGGGGTTTTTTATTTAATAAATATATGTAAATGTACTTGACAAGTTGTTTGGTTGTGTGTATGTTCTAAGTATGCAAACATTTCTACCGTACAAGGACTTCAACAAGTCCGCAGAGGTTTTGGATAACAAACGCCTCAACAAGCAAATCCTTGAGGGATACCAAATCCTCAACGTCCTTAGTAATGACGACCCTAAAGCCGGATGGCGTAATCACCCTGCAGTAAAGATGTGGAGAGGTCACGAGAAGGCTTTGTTAGCCTACGTCATGGTTTGTGTTGAAGAGGCTGATAAGCGTGGCATCAAGACTATAAATAATGTGCGTAATATCAATACATTGTTTTTAGCAAACTATGACAACTGGGGAGATGGATTACCTATGTGGTTCCACGACAACGAGAAGAGCCACAGAGTTATGGCTACACACAAAGCAAACTTGTATCGCAAAGACCCTGTGTATTATTTCCAGTTCAGTAGTGCATTGACTGATGTGGATAACAAGCCTTGCTGTGAGAGATGTCAGTATTTCTGGGTAACGCACGTTAGTTAAAAAGAAAAGCCCCCTGTTTTCTAGGCAGGGGGTTTTCTTATTCCTTGTCGGAAACTTATGGCTTCTTGGTTGGAACAACCTTCTTGACGGCTGATACAACTTTTGCTGCAACAGTCTTCTTAGGTGCTGCACTGAAGAGTGGTAGTGGGTCAACTAGGTCATCGAATGGTGCAAGGTGAGCGTCTACGCCTGAGAACTTAGGTCCCATCTTGGCAACAGTCATGTGGAGGTGGGCACCAGTTGAGGCTGAGCCTGATGGTGTGTTTCTTCCGCCACCAACTAGACCAAGAACAGTCTGTCCGCCTACAACCTTGTCGCCCTTCTTTAGGGTTGATTCCTTTGCAAGGTGTGCGTATAGCACCCAATACTTAGCGTCTGCTGATGAATGTACGATGCAGTGTCCTAGAACGTCAGTCCAGAATACCTTTCCTACAGTTCCGTCGCAGATAGCCTTGATTGGTGAGTTCTCCTTTGGAGCCCAGTCTTGTCCTCTGTGTGGACGTCCGTTGCGGTATGGTGCTAGGTTACCAAGCTCGTCGCCGCGAGTCTTTGGTGAGAATGGTTCGAAGTACTTGATTTCTTTTGACATTATTATGTCTCCTTACGTTTGAGGGTTACGTCTAATTTTACCGCTGTTTGAGAACTGCTAGTTGGGACTTAGCGTATTCGTGGCGGTAGGAGTGAGTGAACGCTTGCTGGTATCTAGTGCAGACGTCCATGTTGTAGATACGCTTCTTGCCCTTGATGTACTCACGCCAAGACGCTAGAGCAAGGGGAGTTATATCTTCTTGCTTTAGGGAGTAGTAAGCCTTTAGATACTTAATCATCTTCTTTCTCTCTTCTAATAGGGAATGTGATTATCCAAATGAGTAGGGTGATTCCGATTAGTTTCCCTACAATTTCTCTGGCTGAACCCTCAAGAAGCACCCAACCAAGAGCAAGACCGAGTAGGGTCCATGCTTGGTCAAGGATGTCTTTGAATAGTTCGCCTATGAATTTGAATGCTTTTTTCATGGGTTGTTCTACTTTCTTCTAAATGAACTTGCTGATGTGGCTGAAGCCATTGCAGCAGCTTGGGCTATCTGCCCAACAACTAGGGTGGTTACAACGAGGGTCTGAGCCTCTTTGCGTTTCTCTGGGGAGATGTCGGCACCAACGTTGCCAACTAAGTTGAAGATTGCAACTACTGCAGCGGCTGCTTGTCCAACTCCTGGGATGTCTGCTAGTGCAGGGTCAACCTCTATGTCGTCTTGCTGGGCTGCAAGGAATAGAGCGTCGAGAGCCTGTTCGTACTCTGGTGAGCCTTCTGTGGCTGTCTCGAAGGTTTCTAGGGCTGCTGCTACTAGTTGTTCTGCTTGTGCTTCGGTCAGTTCTGTAGGGTCAACGGCTTCAAGGTTGATGTCCATTAGGTTCTCAATGACTGCTGGAATCTCTGCTGAACCCTGTTCTTCTAGTTCTGGTTCTGGGGTTGGCTCTATGTCTAGGATTTGCTGGACTGGTGTTAGGTCAGGTAGAGGTATGGTTGCGAGCGTCTGGTAGGCAGTTGCTGTTTCTGTTTCAGTTGTAGTCAGTTGTGCTTCGGCTGCGGTCTTTTCAGTGGAGGTTGCTATTGTTATGGACTTAGCGGTAGATAGTTGAGTTTCGGTGGAGGTTTTAGTTGCTAGGGCTGACTGCTCTGTTTGTTGGTTAGTAAGTAGGGTTTGTTCGTTAGAAGTGTGGGCAGACTCTTTAGAAGATAAGTCTTCTTGTGCTGTATTCGTTTTTTGTTCTGCTTCTGCAACTTTAGATTTGTTAGTAGAAAGTTGGGTTTGAGCTTCTAAATAAGCCTGATTTGCTTCTTCCAGGGCAGCATCTGAGTTGTTTAGTGCTTCCTGTGCGTTAGTGAGAAGTTGGGTGGCAGTGCTAAAACTCTCCTGAGACGCTTCTTGCTTTGATTGTTCTTGCTGGAGGTTTAGTAGTGCTAAGTCTTTAGCAACCTGTGCTTCTTGTAGAGGTGCAAGTAGAGCAGGGTTCTTGATGAGTGGGGCTGTTGGCTGTCCAAGGTAGGAGATGGTTCCTGTGATGTGCTTGTACCAGCCACCACAAGGGTCACCCCAGACTGAGTTGTCGGCAGAGATGGTTACTTGGGTTTGGCCCTTTACTGGTGGGTTGATGTCTACGCCGCACTCTGGTCGGTCAACTGCCTCGTAGCGTAGGTTGCTTCTTGTAAAGGTTGAGCCTTCTGGGGCCGTGAAGGTTGCTTGGCCGCCTTCGTTAATCTTTACTTGGAGGGTGCCTTCGATAAGGACTGGTTCTGTGGTGTAGTAGATTTCTTCTCTGTACTTGGTAACTTCTTCGTAAGTAATGACTTCTTCGTAAGTTGTTTCTTCCCTTACTGATGTACCTAGCCAAGTAGATGGTAGAACGTTGAACCCTTGCTGTGGGCTGTAGGTCTGGAGGGAGACATTAGCACCACCTCCGTTTTCGTAGTAGTGGAGGGTGAATGGGTAGAGGATTCCTGCTCTAATGAATACTGGGTCAGAGATAGTTCCGCCTCCGCCTTTGTCGTACCAGTCTTCGGTTAGGTCCATGCCTGCGATGTTGAGTTTGGTTCCGTCATCTGCTGGGGAGTAGAACTGGTAGTAGCCGTCCTGTGGAACCATAATGTTCCCAGTAAAGCGAACAATGACATCCTCAGAGCGTCCAGAGTTTAGAACCTGTCCTGAACCCCAGTTGAAGTTAATTTCCTGAACTGTTTCTGTGTGGATTGGTACTTCGTTCTGAGTAGGTAGAGGTGGGGCATTGTTATACCCTCTGCGGTCGAAGACCTCTGCTTTGATTCCGCCTGTGGTTATGTATGTGGTTCTTGGAACAAGTGTTCTAACTAACTGAATCTCGGTGTAAGGAACTAAACGGGTGTTCTCTTTTTGGTAGGTAGGTGCTGTCCAGTTGGGGTCAGGGATAAGGTTGTTGTCGTAGTTTGACTGTGCCTGGTTTAGATTAGTCTGTGCCTGGTTGTATGCTGCCTGTGCTTGGCTTAGTGAGAAGTCTGCCTGGGTTAGTGCTGCCTGGGCTTCTGAGTGTGCTTCGCTTGCGTTATTGTAAAGTTGAGTTAGTGTTTGGTTGTTGCTGGAAGCTGAGTCGAGCTGAGACTTTGCATTAGTAGTGAGTAGTTCCTGAAGCGAGAGTGCTTGGCGTTCTTGGTTTAGTTCTGAAGTTGCTTGGGTGAAGGCTGAGCGTGCTGTGTCTAGTGCTTCCTTGGCAGAGGCAGTTATTGCTATTTGGTTGTTGAGTGCTGCTAGGGCAGTGTCATAGTTAAAGGTTGCTTGGGTTAGAGCAAGGGTAAGGTTCTTCTCGTTGAGAACGGCTGCATTGTATTTGTCTAGGGCAGAGGATAGGGTGGACTGGGCTTTTAGGTATTGGGCGTAGTTTTCTTTGGCTGTCTTTAGGTTGGCGTTTAGTTGGTCGAGTCTAGCCTGAACTACTTCAATGGCTGCTTGTAGGGCTGTGAGTTGGGTTTGGTCCTTAGGGAGTTGTTGAGAGAGTGTGTCTAGTTGTTTTTGGGTTTGGGTTATGCTAGACTCAATCCTGTTAATATCACTCTCGGAAGGAGTTAAAGATGTACGAGGTAACAGTAAATCTCGATAGCTTTTGGGTAGGACTGACTGTTGGTTGGTTATCAGCCCTAGTGCTGATTTTTGTGGCTGCATACGTTCAGTATCGTAAGACAAAGAAGCGAGGGCGACGCTAGTCGCTGCTGTCGGAGATAGCAAAATAAAGGCCGTTGTTATGGAAAATAACAGCGGTCTTTTGCTTCTTCTGTCTCTAGGTGTTTCTTTGTAAGTACAACGCTCTCCCTCGTTAGCATTGTGCTTTGGCACTATTCCTCTGTCGGTTCTTCTCCCCAGACAAGGTCTTTAGTTGTAAGTAATAGGGCGAACACATCTTTAGCGAGATACTCTACTGCTATAAGAAGGTCAGCCTTTTCGTCAGGTGTTTCTGGTTCCTCAAGTTGCTTGTGGACGTTCTGGACGACCTCAGAGCAGAGATTCACTCTCTCTATAAGTGCTTCTAAAAGCTCTTTTTGGCCTAGTTCCATGTCTCAATTATACTTCGTTGGGGGTTCAGTGAGTCGTGTTTGGGGTGAGTTTGAGTTCGTTTTTTGGAAGTTGAGAGTGGGTTGTGTGAAAAGATACTAGCAGAAAATAAAAGTTTTGAGTGTGTGAAAAGTGTTAGTATGTCAGTTAGATACTAGCGGCAAATAATAAAAAACTTGCTGGGAAGTGTTAGTATCTTTTAGGGGGTGAGAAAAAGATACTAGCGAAAAATGTGATGAGTTTTGATGCAAAAAGTGTTAGTATGTATGGGTAGATACTAGCGGAAAATGTAAATAGTTTTATTGCAAAAAGTGTTAGTATGTCCTTAAATGTTAACTAAATAACTAAAGTAACTAAACTTGTACTACGCGTATGAAAGTTGCTCGTGGGGGTTAGCAGATATTTAGTGAGTTTTGTTATTCAGTGTGTTTTAGTTAAGTAAGTTGGTTTAGTTGTGCTGGAGTTGTGATATGATTTTCGTACCTCCCGCATTTTCAGTGAGTTTAGATATTTAGATAAATAAGTTGTTTAGTTGGTGGAGCATGTCGGATTTGACATTGCGAGTGATTAATGTAAGGATATGGCTATGAATGAAAACGCATTTGAATTTTTGAACTTCTCCGAGGATGAGGCTAATGAAGCCTTGGCTAAGGTTGAGGATGGTAAAGCAAGAGATGGTCGCATTTGTTTATGTGGACATCCAAACAAGAGACATGAGTATGTTCGAGATAGGGCTGTGTGTAAAGCCGCTAGACATAGATGCCCTTGTTCTGAAATCAGACTAGTGTTGAAAGTTGATAACGCTAGAGCATTCTTGAGAAAGACTACTGGTGGTGGTCCGTTCCATGCTTTGAGTCAGGGGATGGCTGCTGCTCATGCTGCTGGTATTGGTATGGAGTGGTTGATTGAAATGAAATGTGATGTATGCTCTGAAGAGAAGAGACTAAGTCCAGTACCAGTAAACGAAGATGGAGCAGAGTTGAGTGAGCCTAGTGCCTACAACGCTTTGGTCTGTGATGACTGCAGGAGGAAAATGTAATGTCAAGAGTAAATGATTTTGCGGGTGGCACACACCTAGGTAAAGACATCAGGGATGGTTTTATAGAAGATACGAAAAGTACTTTCGAGCCAGTGTACCCAGAACTAGATACAACAACAGGTTCTATCTACGAGTTGTTGTTTGCCTGTGTAGACGAGCAAGCACAGACCAGAGGCGGCATTGAGGGTTCTGGAGAGCATGTAGTAAATCTTCAGAAGATTGAACTTCTGGCTGAGGTTATGAGAGCAAGAGTAGATAACTACTTTGGGAAGTTGGATGGCGTTGTCATAGAATCCAACTGGTCTTTGGGAGACACTAGGGGGTACAAGGACCACTACGTATTCTTCAAGGTAAACATTAGGCAGACTCTAAGAAGTATGTGGGATGTGAACATTGACAGCATGACCTTAGGGTTAGCGGATGCTTTGTCTGATAAGTTTGTATACCTACACACTGACCACGAGGATAGAACTGAACTTATCCTGAACGCTTTAGAGCATGGCGAAAAGTAGTTTAGGAGTTCCCGGAAGTACTTGGTCTGGGGAAAGAGTTGTGATACCATACGAGAGTTGTGGATATTGTTCCACGTCTCAACACTCAGGGTGTCGAGGAGAAATTGGCTACTATGAAAAACTCTGGGTCTGTGGTTGCGAATGCAACGCAGACTGGGTCCCAATAGCAGTCATAGTAAATAACGAAACTAAGGATGAAAATGAAAAACGTATGGCGGAAGCTATTCAAAAGAAACAGACCACTAACCAACCAGCACGGACCAGCGAAGAAAGTCTCACTAGTGAAGGACTCGATTTCGAGGGACGACAAGGGCAGATGGATTCTGGAGAAGACAGAGACCTCGATTGATAAGTTCATTGCTGAACTAACTCAAGAACTGGTTGACGAAGGAAACAGGATTCACAACAACCCAGTGCCAAAGCCTAAGAAACAAACTATCCAACTAAACGAGGATAAGGCATACGACCACAACTGCGGAAAGAAACAGTGCTTATGCAAGACCACAAAGAAGACAGCACCAATAAAGCCTGCAACCAAGAAACCACCAGTATCAGGAACAAAGGCAGTCTCAAAGGCAAAGGCGGTAAAACCTACACCTGCCAAGCCAACCCCGAAAAAACCAAAGTCAAAGTAGGCATTGGTTCTAAACTCGTAGGCAGGTCCCCATCTACCATCCATAACTGGATTAGTTGGGGACTTGTTCCACGAATCGAGGGGGCACACCAATACGTCTACCTTGAGGATTTATTCGAAGTTCGTGATAGACTGTGGATGAACAAGGGTGCGTTCAGTTCAACTGCGTACCTAACTCAACCACGAGACGAACAAGGAAACTTCGTATGCAGAGACCGCAAGACCAAGACGGCGAGCAAACACTAAAGATTGCAGTAGCCGCAAAACAACTAGATGTAACCGTAAAGACTATCTACAACTGGATAGAGAACGGATACTTAGAAACCGCAAGCCCCGGCTATGTTCGGCTTGGCGATGTCATTAGAGCACAAAAATGGGCAGAGAAAGCCAAGTCCGAATCGGCTCGTGCTACCATAAAAACCATCTTTAGAGATAAAAACGGACGATTCACTATCTTCAAAACAAAGTAATGAAACGGTGTTATAGTTTGATTGTTGTTTATGAGAGGTGAAAAGGCTGCCGTCAGCCCCTCCACTCGCAAAAATTTCGTCCGAGATAAACTCTCCCTCGAACTTAAGTAAACAACTTGTACCATAAATCGAAGACCGATAACATTACTGGCGTCTGGTAAACTTGTAGCGAAGGCGACTCCGTTACAGACCTCTCCCCAGCTAACGGAGTCGTCTTCTTTACATTAAGGATTAATGCAATGTCAATCGAGCTTTTTGAAAATAACGATGACGACCGTGCTGAATACGTAATCGACGAACCGCTTGACCTCAGGCCTGACCTTTCCGAAATCGGAATCGAAGAAGTTGACAAAGGCGTGTGTGAGGATACATTTGAGAACCGGCAAGTCTTACGCAGGGCTAAGTTAAACTGGGACCCTGTATATTCCACTAACGGTATCCCTACTGGACTAATACGGGCCCGCTCTAAACAAAGCACTATCGAGCGTCGCATCATGTCCCTTGCGGAAAAGAAACCGATTATGGTTGACCCGGATAACCGCAACTCAGATTTCCTAACGGGCCTGGATTTGATAGCAGAAGAGAAGACGGACTACCTGGTTCCACCGTGGGTCATCCACGCTTCTCGACTTTGGATTAAGGAACAAGAAGAAGGCGGCCCGCGTAGTGAAAAACGCCAACCGCTCGCCCTCCCCCATCGGTGCCGTCAAATCAAGGACGACCAAATCAGATGTATGCTATGGTCCAGCGGACGTCCAAAGGATGACGGCCTGTGCCGTATACATTTGCGTTCCACCAAACACAAGACATCGGATGACATTGAGCGTGCTCGCAATAAGCTAATGCAAGCTGCCCCGTACGCCGTTGATGTCCTGGAAGACTTAATGGAAAGTGCTGAGTCTGAGCCGGTGAAGCTAAAAGCAGCAACGGAGATACTAGACCGTGCCGGAGTACGTGGTGGTATTGAAGTAGATACCTCGGTCAACATTGACGTAAGACCAGCGGCCAGCATCATTGCTGAGCGTTTGCAACGGTTGACCACTACAGCGATGGAAGCATCTGCTAGACTCTCCCCTGAACCAGAAACTATTGATGCTGAAGTTGTTGAAGACGGCAGCCCTGAACAAGAGACTAAGGACTAATGCAAAGCTACAGCTACGAAGATATTCTCCAGGCGGCAAGCCTTCATTACGAGAATGTACTAAGCGATATTGAGAATGCTTCGACTCGCATCGAGCATCTTCGCCTTAGTGCACTTGCTGAAGAAGCGAAGACGGTTCTTGATATGCTCAGGTCTTTCAACAACGGAGAGCACTAGAAGACGGAAGCGCTGCAGCTACCAGGAAGACTTTGCATTAATGTTTAAAAGAAGCCAGATGCCGGATACCCCGGCCCGCACTAAGCGGGAACAATTTGTTGCAACGGTGAAGAGTTACGTAGGGTACCAGGCAAACGCCGGCCTGCGTAATCAGTTTGGTGCGATGGTTGGATATGACGGCCTCCCTTGGGCTGGTGCCTTCATTGATGTGACGGCCAGGGAAGCTAGTGTAAAGTTACCCGGATGCGTCCAAACGGCAAGTGCACTTGCTGAGTTTATCCGGGATGGTCAACTTCGCACTAAGCCGCTGCCTGGAGACATCGTGTTCTTCGCAGCCGCTGAGGAATTCGCGGCAAGCGCTTTTGAGATGCCGCATGTTGGTGTGGTAGTAGACGTACGTGAGTTTCACCTAACGGGTAAGTTCCTGAGCGTCGAAGGAAACACACGGGGTGGTAATCCAAAGTTCGCATCGACTCAGATGGACGGGGTCTATCAACGGATACGTCACACAACGGAAGTACTCGCATTCGCCAGGCCCCTGGAGTTTGAAGGAGCGGCCCGCTTCCAACTTCTCACTAAGGTTATTGAAAAGCTCAGAGCTGCTGAAGTCCTGGACGAAGCCGCCATCCCCAACTTTGCATCAACGGATGTGACAGTGAACCTGGCTGCCGTTCGGCCAGGCAACCGCAACCGCCAGATAGAAACCGTTCAGTTAGCACTAGCCCTGGTGACGGATTTGAAAGATGCGGCCCGCGGAGTCTGGGACTCATCAACGGAGTCTGCTTACCAAAGATGGCAACGGGCAAACGGATACGTCGGCAAGGACGCAAGCGGCGTGCCTGATAGGGCTAGCCTTCAACGGCTAGGTTCTGAGACGGGCTTGTTCACAGTCCAAGAGTGACCGGCAAGCGCTGCACCAGGCAGCGGATTAACTTTGCACTAACGGCGAGCTCAGCTGCGAGCTCAGCTTCCGGACTAACTTTGCATTAAGAGTCAACGGATGAGTTTCCACAGTCGATGATAAAAAAAAATAAACGGCCTGCCCAACACACCATTTTCACTAACGGATAAGATACAACCATGCAACATATAGAAATCCACGTGATTGAATCCGACCGCGATATTGACGCCGCCGTAGAGTGCGGCCTGCTTGACGGACCGTTCGCCATTGACCCCTGCGAGCACTGCTCGGAGGAAGTCGGAGTGCTAGGACACTTCCACCCGTTCGCCATTGTGCTCAACGGAGATGACCAGTGGACACTCTGCTACGAGTGTGCGTTGCCAATGTTTGACCCGACAGCAACGGAAGACGACTACGACCTTGATGACGAGGACGAGGACGACCTTGATGATGACGGGTTCTTGCTTTACTAATCCGAAGTTAAGTCCGAAGGGGCTTCTGACCCGTCCAACTTTCCACTAACTCCTTAATACAAAGATAGCACACAGGTTTCCAAAAAGCAACAACCTCACGCAAACTTTGTGAAAAAATGAATACAAAAAGATTTCCCGACACGCTTGACAAGATTTCTAAACCTGTGCTAAGTTCTCTGGTATGACAATGACAACAACGACAGCAACACTTGAGGTTGGCGACTACTCGCTTACCAGACACCCTTACACCCATAGGGTTACACGCTGGACACCACAGCACTACGCAGTTCTAAACGAAGAACATACCCTCGGAACTATTGAGGGTCTTGAGGTTCTGATTGGTATTAACTGGCTGTATGGCAACTCGCCATACCTAGACAACCCAGACCACGCTAAGTTCTTTGAGGGCTACACCAAAGAGGAACTATCTAGGTATAAGAAAGAGTGGGATAGTAGCGTGTCTGCTACCTATTACAGATACAAGAAAAACCTACACGAAAAGCAGAGGTGGGGATTTGCTGGCATAACGCTAGTGGCATTTGCCAATGGCATACAGATTGGCGACAAAGAGAACATAGTCAAATACACAGAGATAGGTTACGCACCTAGCCTTAACGCTGACGACTTTGGAAACCCTACCTACCTAGATGAAACTAACGCTATTGCCTACTGGGTAGAGAACCACCAAGCAACTATTAAGAAGTTCGTAGAGGACAGACGATTAGAGGCTTACGACTTCATAAACGCCACGCTAAAAAAACTTGGCGAATAGACTTGACAAAAGAAATCATTAATGGTTTAATCATCAAGTAACAACAAAACAAACGAACGAACGGAAAACGAAATGACAACAACAGCACCACTAGACGAAAAGACAATCGTTGGGAAAGCACTCTACCTAGAGTTAGTTCCGACAGTTGGCGACCTAAACAGGGTTACTCAAATCCTGCTAACACCAGAGGCGTATGACCACAAGGGAAACTTTGTTCGTATGGCTCTACACTCACGCACAGTATCAGAGAGTTCGCCACGCAAACAATGGCGTATCAACTTCTCTAATGTATCTAACAAGGAACTTGTAGATAACGCTGTGTCAATGGCTATGCCAATCCTAAAGACCACAGCACAAGAGTTAGCAGTTAGTATGACTTCTCGCTTTGAGAGTTCTCTGGTCAAGCAGATTACATACCAGTTCGTAGTTCGTAAGCGACCAGTTGTAGTTGAGGTTTCAGCACTTGACCTTAGCGAGATTGGAAGTTACGCAACACCACAGGCTTTAATGCGTAGATTACAAAAAGCGAGAGTTGCTTGTGGTCTGCCTGAAAAACTTGTATAATCCAACTAGTCAAACTATCAGAACGGAAAATCTAAAATGACTACAATAACACCAACATCAACACCAATGCCAGCAGAGCAGATTGACACTCTGTTCCCTGACCTATCCAGCCTAATCTTTGGAGTGGCAGTTCAGAACCTAGACCCAAGTGGAGTTCCAGCAGGGCTAGTATCATTAATGCCAGCAGAGGGACGAGCAAGTCTGCGAGCAAAGCAGGGCAAATCAGAACCTAAAGAAAAGGAAACCAAAGTGAGTGTAGATAGTCTTGAGGGCGAAGTTAAGTATGCTCGTCCAAATGGACACGACTACTATGCTCGCAAGTGGGGAACACACACAGACATTGAGGTTCTGCGTAAAGCACGAACTCTAAGTCAGTTCATCTTGCTCTATGGAAGTCCAGGAACAGGAAAGACAGCACTCGTTGAGGGTGCGTTCCCAGAGGAACTAGAAACCATTATTGGAACTGGCGACACCGAAGTTTCTGACTTCGTTGGTGGCTATGTCCAAACTCCGTCAGGTGGCTTTGAGTGGATTGACGGACCTCTGACCAGAGCAGTAGAACAGGGTAAGGTCTTGTTGATTGACGAGATTGGTCTGATTGACCCAAAGGTTCTATCACTTGTTTATGGTCTTATGGACGGACGAGATGAAATCACAATCACACAGAACCCAGAACGAGGAACTGTAAAAGCCAAGTCAGGTTTCTATGTGATTGGTGCGACCAACCCTAATGCGATTGGCGTTCGTCTATCAGAGGCTCTACTATCTCGTTTCTCAATCCAAGCAGAAATGACTACTGATTGGGGACTTGCTAAGAAGTTGGGAGTTCCAGTTCCAGCAGTAACAGCAAGTCAGAACCTAAGCAAGAAACAGCAATCAGGGGAAATCTCTTGGTCGCCTCAAATGCGAGAGTTGCTTGCGTTCCGAGATGTATCAACAGCGTTCGGAACTGCTTGGGCAGTTTCCAACCTAATCGCTTGCTCGCCTGAAAACGACAGGGGAGTTGTGGCTGATGTCTTTACCAGAGTATTTGGTGAGGAAGTCAGGACAGCAAAGATTTAGCAGTTCCGTTCCTGCTAAAGTGGGGCTGTCAAGAAAGTTGAGAAATGGACTTGACAGCCTCAAACCAAACTGCTACACTCGCAGTAGAACGAAACATCAAACAAAGGAAAATAAATGGGACATTTATCAAGACTAGCAACACGCACCAGCGAAACTCCTAAAGAGTGGTTATCAACTTGTGCGACTATTGGACACCTTGCTAACGAGTGGTCAGGTCGTAGCGACCTCGCTGTTTATGGTGGTAAGGACGCAGGTATGGGTGAGGCTCTTGCTTGCTTTATTCCAGACACAGCAGAGATTGAGGTCAATCTACCAATCGCATTTGGCGAAGTAACAACTCCTGAAATGGTTGGCGACCTCAAACTTCGCAAGAACCAATACGAGTTTCCAGAGGCAGTTGGCGTTATCTACCACGAGGCGTTACACGCTAGGTTCTCTGGTTGGGAACACTCACGCTTTGAGGAATTGTTTAAGGCTAATGAACTTACCAAGCGTGAATACGACAGTTTCTATCTGCTAGAGGAAAGTCGTATTGAGGCGTTGGGTGCGAACATTATGCCTAAGAACAGATTGTTCTTGCGTTCGTCTGCTCTCAAACTTTCACTTGGCGACATCAACGAAAAGATTGGTGAGATGTCTGCTGTCGCAGTTGCGAGCCAGTTGGCAGGTCTAGCACTTGCCAGAGTTACAGGTGGCGTATTAGAACCTGATGATGTCGTCTTGATTGAGGACAAGGTTTCAGAAGTTCTTGGCTACGACCTACTAGACCAACTTCGTTCTATCTGGACAGAGTTCCAAACTCTATCTCACACAAGACCAGCAGACTTTAATCGTGGCGTAGAACTTGCGAAACTCTGGACACAACTTGTCAAGGACAAAGCAGTAGAGCAAGGTCAAGAGCCAGAGCAGGGTGAGGGTGAGCAGGGTGAGGGTGGAACTGCTAGTGAGATGTCTGACGAGATGAAAGAGATGATTGGTAAGGCTATCTCTGAAATGATTGAGGCAGTAGAAAACTCTGCTGACGACACTTCACTTGCTACTAATGACGACTTGGCAGAACAGCAAGACCAAGAGGAAACTAAAGAGCAGGTCGCAGAGAAGTCAAAAGAGGCTGACGAGAAACGCAAGGACAAGGACACAGCAGAAAAGGTATTCTCTCGTTCGTCTGGTGGTGGTGAAACAGGTAGCAGTTCTCGCCTGATAGAAACTCGCCAACCAACCAGCGAGGAACGCATAGCAAGCGTTCGTGTATCGCAGATGTTGGAACGAGCAAAGTATCGTGAGAGAGATGTCATTACCAGAACAGGCGTAATCCCTGCTGGCAGACTTCGCACTAGAACTTTGGTTCAGGGTCAGGCTCTCAAGAGCAAGGGCATACTCACTCCAGTTGAGGCGTGGGAACACAAGACACGCAAATACACAGACGAGCCAACTCTAACTGTTGGCGTAATGGTAGATGTATCTGGCTCAATGGGTTCTGCTATGAACCCTATGGCTACGACAGCGTGGGTTCTGGCAGAGGCAGGTCGCAGGGTTCAGGCGAAAACTGCTATGGTCTATTATGGCTCTGGCGTATTTCCAACTCTCAAGGTCGGGCAGAGATTGACAGATGTAAATGTCTATACAGCACCAGACGGAACAGAGAAGTTTGCCGAGGGCTGGTCGGCTCTCAATGGCTCGCTTGATTTGCTTTCTGGTCGTGGTGCGAGATTGCTCGTAATCGTTTCTGACGGACACTACACTCCAACCGAATACAAGAGAGCCAAAGAAGTTATGAAAGAGTGCCAGCGTAACGGCGTGGCTGTGATGTGGATTTCACCTGACCAGATGAACGCTGATAGTGGGGCTGGCGTTATCGTCAAAGAGAACACAGAGGCAGTATTCGTCAATGGCACGACAGGCAAGGACATAGCCACGCTGATTGGTTCGGCGTGTGCGAAAGCATTAGAGCAGGTTGGTCTGCGTAATGCTTAGATAGAAGTCCGTCAGGGATTGAGCAACGCTGTTTTTGTTGTCCCCTTTCACAGCAAGGCTCTCGCTGACGGATTAGAAACTCCCCGATAGTTTATTCCCATTTCCTATCGGGGGGTTTCGCTTTTAACTGGGACTTGGATTTTTAAGCTGCCGAAGGCTGGGCGAACTTTACACTAACTAATGCGAAGTTGTATGCTGAAGATTTTTACTTTTTACAGCGTATTCATTTTTTCACCAAACACACTCGCAGATGAGTTTGACTTTACATTAGTGTTGGTGTATCGTGAGAGTATGATTATTGACACAGAGGTATTTCCTTACACGAACCAATACGACATCAACCTATGGTTTGATACTGACAGCGAAGTATTGCGTGTTATCGCCTACCAACTTGATTGGGAACTTAGCACTGATAGCGAGGGCGACTATGAACTAACCCTTAGCAACTACGACAATCCAATACCTCTTGTTGCGATAGATGAAACAACTATCCAAGCGTGGGACTTCTTTGTTGATGACCATTGGACAACTAGCCTAGAGTTTGAGACAGAGTTCGCACACCTGCCAATGTTTCTACACATTGTCTTACCAAAGTTGGAAAGCCTGCCGAAATACGAGGCGTTCCTATCTTGACAAATAATCAGAACTCCTATAAGGTGAAACTAACAACAAAAGAAATGGAGAACACAAATGCCAAACTGGGTCTATAATCGTATGTCCGTAGAGGGCGACAGACACGAAGTCCAAGCGTTCGTTGATAAGGCTGGAAAGCAATACGAAACTCGCTGGCTATCCGAACAATGGGTTAGGAACGAGGACGGAACTAATAACAAGATTGAGGACAAGGACAGAAAGATTGAGATTGAGTTATCTCGGGAGTGCGACCTATCGTTCTGGAACTTCATAACGCCACCAGAGGAAATCCTAGATGAATACTTTGGAACTGTTGGGTTCGTTGAGGGCGTGGGCTTTACCAATGGCACAAAAGAACCACAGGCAACCACAGACACCTCTAATGGCTGGTATGGCTGGAACATTGCTAACTGGGGAACTAAGTGGGACGCCAGAGATGTTAACTTAGAGCAGGACGAGAACGAGGCTATCTATACTTTCTCTACGGCTTGGTCTATCCCCGAACAAGTATTTCGTGCTATGGCAGAGCAACACCCGACACTTGACTTTACTTTCGGTTGCGAGGAAGAACAGGGCTGGGGTGCTGAATACTCTGGCAAGGACGGCGACTTGTATCTGGATAAGGAGTGGGACATACCACAGAGCCACGCTGACTATGTTGCTAAGGACGACGAGGACGGCTGTATCTGTGCTAGGGACGACGACGAGAGTGATTGGTATGACGATTGCCCGAAAGATGAAAAAGAGTTTTTGATTGTCGTTACCAAGACCTACAAAGTCCGAACCGATACCATTGAGAACGCTTGGGCGTTAGTCCAAGAGAACGGCAACGACCCTGATGAACTTATGGAGTTCGTAGAGGGAACTATGAACTCGTATGTCGTTGATGAGAACGGCAAGCGTATCTATCCAACGCTGGCTGGCTAATGAGAAGTCGGACTTACTCGGCTTGCTCTAAGGGATTACTCTGGCTCGCAAGACGGATACACAGGCTCGCTTATAGTGTCGGCTCGCTATCGGATAGAGCAGACAGACAGGCTAGACGGAAACGGATTTGACAGGCTCGCTATACTCTGGTAGCCTAACGGAGTAGATTTGACAACTAAATAAAGACTTGCTTGACACTCGCCGAACCAACTTTGGTGCGTGGGGTTAGTGTAATGACGAACCCTTTATGTCAAGGAAACCGAGTGAATACTCGCTAAACTAGGTCTGTGGAGATAGAAGCACTTGTCCATAAGGGCATAATCAAATTAGCTTAATGAGAAACAGACCAAAGCAAAAGACAGAGCAAAATGCGAAATACAGAACTGGCTGAAAGTAACAGAGGTGGAAGTTAACGCCACCAGAGCAACGCTGCGAAAAACACAAACTTCTAAGTAGCACTCTGTCTTTTCCTTTACCCTCTGAAACTTGTATTCATTTTTTCACCTAAGTAAAAATTGTTTCTAAATGGACTTGACTTGTGTATTCCTTAATGGTAAGTTTTAGGTATGGCAAACACAAAGACAGTGGGAAAGACCACCTCAACAGCAAGAGTAGTGCTGACACCAACCACAGAGCCAGAGGTCAAACTCTCGGCAAAGGGGCAAAAGGCAGTTCGGGAACTCCGAGATGCTCACAACTTGGAAAAGCAAGTTGCCGAAGTAGTTAAGGCTAGTCGTGAGATTATCCTTGATGAACTTGGTAACGACCAGACCAAGTTTGGAACTAACGCAAAGGGACAGCGTTTAGTTAAAATCCAACTCGTCCAACCAAAAGACCCTGCTCGCTACAACACAGCAGAGTTGGTAGCGTTCCTTGCTAAGACACAGCCAGAAATCTTGGCTATGTTTAAGGCAGAGGACGCCAAGCCAACAACTAGGGTTCTTACGCTGAACTAGCGACCACAGCGAGAACGCTGGCAGAGATTATCCCTTTCTCTCTGCTGGCGTTCTTGTGTTTAAGTTCTAGGCTGTATTCATTTTTTCACAGCGAAGGCGAATACGACTTTGGATTAGTAATAAAAAGTTCTGAAATGAGTTGTGAAATGTCAGGGGCGTATGCTAGGCTGTTCCCTATGGACAATGAAAACAAGAAACAACTATGCGAGATGTGTGGCTTTGGTATGGCAGACACAGGTGAGGGTGCTTTTGATTTAGAGTGCCAATGTGCCAGCCAGCAAAGTCCAGAGTTCTATGTGTATGAGGCTGGGATAGAACAAATCTGGGCTGACCCTAGCAAGAACAACTTTTATGTAATGCGTAATGGCGAGATGAGATACCACCTCTACAACAACGAGGAACAAGATGATTACGAAGTAATCAAATACACCAGCGACTTCTTTGAGAACAACATTAAGTCAGACAAAGACTTAGAGGAAGTTCTTAGTAAGAATAAGTTAGAGTGTATAAATAATCCTTGGTTTGAGATTTTTAACGACCAAGACGAGTTTTGGGAGTATGGTGATGTATTCTTTGAGTTGGACACAGCAATAGCAACAGCGATACAGTTAGGGAAAGAGAAAGGCTTTACAGTATGACAACAGGAAAAGACGACCTGCTTTTTAGAAAAGCATTAGGACGAGTAATCAACAACCACAGATACGACAATGGATTAACCCTAAGACAAACTGTTAATCGTGGCTCTGGGCGTATTTCATTTAACTACCTATGGGAACTAGAACAAGGTGGTAAAGAAGCCAGTAGCGAGATGTTGGCTGAAATTGCTGTGTGTCTAGGGGTTAGCACATCTGAACTAGTAATTCGTGCTGGACTACTTATGGGTGGTGGCGTTCCAGACACGCTAGAAGAAATGCTTGACACAGCAGACGGCTTGGTGTAATCTCCAAGTAGCAACAAATCACTAACGGAAAAGGACAAAATGAAACACGACTTCTACAAAGACGAAAACGAAACAGGCTGGATACCAGATGTCAAGATGACTAAGGTTGAGGGCGACAGAACCGAACGGAGAGTTTGGTTTGCGTGGCGTGGCAAGGCTCAATGGTTAGAGATGACTACCGAGTATGACGGCTACTGGCTTATCGGGGACACCAAATACACCGAGGACTTTGAGGCGTGGCTTGACGAGAACCTTGACGGCTACGACAGTTTAGAGAGTATGTTCTCAACTGGCTTGCTGGAAGTAATCCCCGACACTTACTCGGTTGAGTTTGACAATACGGACGGCTTGGTGTAAGGTATGAGTATGAACGAAAACCAGACGGAAACAGAAACAGGCGAGTTTGTAGATGTCCTAGTTACTTGGGACGACAAGCAGACGGACACAGATGAAGTAGTGGTAGTAATCGGGGACGGCTCGGTAGCCTATGACGAGAACTATGACTATGACCCGAGAGTGTATTTTTACTTTGATAACCGAGAGCAGTTTGAGTTAGCAAAGACGAGAATACTAGACGACATAAACTTCCAAATCATAAAGGTTTTGGACGAGAAAGAAACGGAATAAAAATGGCAAAAACAAAACAGATAGACACTTGGGAGTGGTTTGTAGAACGCTACCAAATGCTAGGCTACAAATCACTAAACCAGTTCGCTATCGCAACAGGCTTTCAGAAGTCCAGCCTTAGCAGATACTTTCACAAGCAAAGACAAATGCCAGCAAATACTTTGGTCGCTGTGTGTATAGCACTTAAGATTAAGCCAGAGGAATTGTTGGTTGCTCTAAACGAGTGGAAACGCTAGACCAATCTCGCAGAGAGATAACACCTGAGCCAAGTGTTCTAAACTGGCTCACACTTTTTTAACTTCTGGCTTTGTATTCATTTTTTCACCTGTTAAAAATAGTTTCCAAATGGATTTGGTTTTCAGGGCTGGCTGTGGTAACTTTGAGTTATGGACGAAAACGAATTATTAGAGAAGTTATACCACCTGAAAGAAACGCTGGGCGACTTAGTATTACGCAGAGCAGGGTGGCTGTCTAGGCTTGAGGGCGTTCAGACAGAACTAGAAGTAGGGCTACGACCTGAAAGGGCTGGGGCTTTACTAGCAGAGTTCTTAGAACTAAGAGCAAGGCTAGACCTAATCCAGATAGAACAACAGGCTTTATCTGATTGGACAAAAGAAAATCTGCCTAGTGAGTTCCACTTGACACTAGACGATTAAAGTGATACCATAACCAAATAGCAACAAACAAACAAGAGCCAGAAAGGGCTGAAACAAATGGGACTAGACCAGTATCTATACGCAAGGAAATACATTAGTGGTAGCGACTACAAAAAAGTAGATGGCGACCTAGTGAGAATACAGAACCAAGAATACGAAAACATTGTTTCGCAGGTAGGATTAACTTCTGATGATGTTGATGACAACTATCCAAGTGTGGAACTTAGTATCAAAGTAGGCTATTGGCGTAAAGACAACCAGATACACAAGTGGTTCGTTGATAATGTCCAAGATGGCGAGGACGATTGTAAGTCCTACTATGTAACTGCTGACCAACTCACAGACCTACATAACACTTGTAAAGAAGTTCTTGGCGACCACGACAAAGCAGAGAGCCTTTTACCACGCCACTCTGGTTTCTTCTTTGGTGGCGACGAGTATGACGAGTGGTATTTTAAAGGCTTAGAGGACACAGTTGTAATCTTGGAACGCCTGCTTGGTAATCCAAAGTTTCTGAACTGGGACTTCTACTACCAGAGTTCTTGGTAGCCAGCACCAGATAAAGACCAGCCACCTAACCTTATTCCCTTTCGGTTAGGTGGTTTCTTTTTTAATCTTTTGTTGTATTCATTTTTTCACACCACGAAAACTTTTATGCGTATGAACTTGACTTCTCATTAGCGTTGGTGTAATCTGGAACTACAACACAGAACGAAACAAAAGTAGTTCTGAAAGGGAACAAATGAAAGAACAGCAGATAGTAGTAACAGGTCTGGTAGCAACAACACCACGACACCTAGTAACAGCAGACGGCTTGCCGATTACATCATTTCGCTTGGCGAGTGCGGTATCCAAGTTTGACCGAACTCTCGCCAAGTATGTTGAGAGTGAAACAAATTGGTTCACCATTACTTCTTATCGTGGCTTGGCTGTCAATGCGGCTGGCTCGGTGGGCAAGGGCGACCGAGTAATCGTATCGGGCGTGTTGCGTGTGCGTGATTGGGACAATGGCGAGCGGGCTGGGACTTCGGTTGAGATTGACGCAAGTAGTATCGGACACGATTTAACTTGGGGAACTAGCACCTTTACCCGAACCGTTCACAAAGCCGACGCAGAATAACGGCAAGGTAGGCAGGTAGGCGAGCCTAACGGCTCGTCTATCGGCTTGCTTATGGTAGGTCTGACGGCTCGCTTAGGCGAGCCTAACGGCTTGCTTGGGGGATTGACTTCGGCTTGCCTATCGGGTATGCTGGGAACACAACAACCGTCTTAGAGAGGACACAAATGGAAACGGAACTAAAAGAACTGAACGCACTAACCGAGAGCAACGGACTACAAACTATCGCACTCTACAATCGCTATGAACGCCTTGTCGGAGTTGTGAGTGGGTGGAAAGTCGCTGACGGAGTTATGGACTTGGACAAGGGAATAACCCGAGCAATCGCAACGGACGAACTGACTATGGCTGAACTCGTAGAGATTGACCAGCAGATTTCCAGACTTCGCATAATGCGTGGAACGCTTTAAAACCAGAGCCGAACTTTTGTTCGGCTTTTAGGTTTGGCAGGTTTGTATTCATTTTTTCACCTGAAATTATTTGTTGCTGTATGGACTTGCTTTTACTCTTGCTTTTTGGTATCTTTGTATTACAACAGGCAAGAAAAAGAAGTATTGCCGAAAAGGGAACTATGAACAATTTAGAAAACAACGCAACAGAAACAACCCCCGATTTTTGGGACTTGCTAGACAACGCACCAGATTACGCTAAGGCAATCACAGGCTTAGTTTCTTGGGCAACTAACTATGACCACGACGAACGCAACCCCCTTAGTGCTTTCTTGCTTTTGGTTGAGTTCGCAAGCGAGGACTTAGGGGAGTTCGCTGTTCCTTACCAGCCTAAACTTTCTTGGTTGGAGTTGGACTTGGTAGGTCAGGCGTTAGTTGAGTATTCAGCACGACCTTACGATTGCCGAGATTGGTTAAAGAAACTTTTTAAGGCAGACAGAGAACTTTAAAAACTAAAAAGTAATCTCGCAGAAATGCGGGATTATTTTTTTAACACGACTAAGTGTATTCATTTTTTCACACGACAAAAATCTTCGTGGCGTAGTTTGCCTTAACTTTGTATTAGTGGTAAGTTAGAGATGTTGCCAAAAGGTTTGGCACGAAAGGGAATAAATGACTGAACACATTACACCTGCTAAGGACTTGGCAGACGCTATCAACATCATTGAAACAACAGCAGACTATTACCACCAAATGATTAGCGACACCAGTCCTTATTGGGCACACGATTACAGAGCAGCGTTGGACTTATTGGAGCGTATTCAGGGACTACCTGAAAACTCTTTATTAATTTCTCACGATAAATCTTGTGATTGTGGGAATAAATAACACGCTTACTTAGTTGTATTAAGTATGAACACACAAATAAACGCCAATGGAAAGGGCAGACAAATCAACACCAACGAAAACGACAAGGCACTAACAGAAAAGACCTTTGGGCTTAACACAGATACACCAGACATTAAGGGTTTCTTAATGTGGCTAAGCGACCCCGAAGTTACCAAAGCCTTTGAGAGATTAGAGCAAAGCGAAAGCGAAAGCGAAAAGGAAACGAACAAATGACAACTTGCGAACAATGCGTAAATAAAACACACAAAATCTATTGGGGCGAAATGTCCGAAAAGGAAATGGAGTTGAGTGGAGTTTCATACCACAAATGCTCTTTCTGCTCTCACGAACCTTTAATTTGGAATACGGGAATTGGAGATGCTAGTTGTGAGAGTTGTGGCAAGTGGCAAAATGAGTGAGCCAATCACGCTAACAGGAGAGCAACTAAACGACTTGGTTGCTCGCCTGACTAGCGTTGGACTTGTATACGAAACTGAGCCAATGGAAGTTTGGTAGCAATAGGCGAGAGTGAAACTGCTCTCGCTTATTTGCTAGCGAGAGTGTATTCATTTTTTCACACAAGGGACACTACAGGCTGGCTTGGTTTGGTTTGTCGCTGATGTGTGGTAAGGTTAACTTGTTGTTGGGAAAGGCTCAACACGAAAGGGAAACAAATGGGAAACACGATAAAGCAGGACTTAACGATTGATAACTTCCTAAGCGACCATTTCCAAATTGTCGCAGGGAACGCAGTTGTTAAGATTTCACCAAAGCAGTTCGCACAACTATCCGAGCAGGTCTTCGCATACTGGCGAGTTACCAAAGAGCAGATTTTTGACATCTCTACGGCAACAGACGGACAGGCTCACTTTGAGAAACTACAAGAGCAGGAGTTAAGCTAATGGGAAACAGAGTTGTAATACAGGTTCAGAGCGAGCAGTTCTTAACACCGATAAACCTTTACGGGCATTGGGCAGGCTCTCACGCACTCACGGCAGTCAGGACAGTTCTGGCTCGCACGGGTAGGATTGGCGACCCGTCTTATTTGACGGCTCAACTGTTCTACGAGTTCGCACGGCTAGGAAACTATGACGGCGAGTTATCGTTCGGGATAGACGCTTTCGGCTCGGACATCGGGGACACAAACGACAACGACAACATTTATGTTAATGCTGATAACGGCGAGTATTGGCTCGGTAACGGCGAGCCGATAACGGAGTTCGCAAACCTTAGACGGCTCGGCTAGCAGAGTGTAACGGCTTGCGATTAGGATTACCCCCTTTCTCCTAATCGCAACGGGCGTGTCTTTTCCGCCCTGACGGGTAGCAACCTTATCCCCTTTCGGTTGCTACCCGTTTTTACTTGACGGCTTGCTGTGTATTCATTTTTTCACCTGACGGGTCGCTAGTTGCGTATGTCGCTGACGGGTGGTAGTATCGCCCTATGAGTGAAAATACAAAACAGGAAGTATGCCCAAGTTGCTCGGAAGTCATTGACGAGAGCAATCCCCTTATTGACGCTGAACGCTATTCAGTAAGCAGTAAGACGGGTTTTTGTGAAGGTTGCTATGACCCGACCCCGTTTTATCCAGCAATAGATTAAGTAAGCCCCCTGCCTAACCAGCAGGGGATTTTACTATCTGCCGAAGTTGTATTCATTTTTTCACAAAGAAATTAGTTTTGAGGTCTTGATTAGGTATTTGGCGATTGTGTGCTAAACTGGGGTTATCAGTTGGAAGTGCCAACTGGGAAAAGGGACAAAGTGCCAAGTTACGAAGTAAAGATACAGGTTAATTATTCGGGAACTATTGTTGCGAATAGTGAAAAAGAAGCAGAAGAAAAAGCGTGGTCAGCGTATTATGGCGAAGATGCCGTTTTGGAATACGAAAGCGTTGAGAGCATAGAAGTAGAAGAAGCAGAAGAAGAAGAAGAAGAAGAAGAAGAAGAAGAAGAATACGAAAAAGTAGAAGATGAGTGGTAAATAATCTTCACCAAGATAATTCCCCGTAGAAATACGGGGATTATTTTTAAGCTTTTAATCTGTATTCATTTTTTCACACGACTTTTTAATTTTGGCGTGGTATTGCTTTTTTTGGAAACTTAATGGTAAGATACTAGTATCTAGTTCAGGTGATTAGATAGCACCACCAAACAGCACCACCAACAAAGGGACACACCATCAAAACTACAACTACAAGCACCACCACTACCACCACCGAAAACCTACTTAAGGTTAGTAAGTCAATGGTAGATACCCTAGACCACTTGTCTAAGGTAAAGAGCCAGATTGCCGACTTGGAAAAGTTAGCAAGCACACTAAGAGAGCAGGTATTAGCCGAAGTTGGCGAAACACCAGTTACCCTTATTCACCGAAACATCAAGGTTGCCAAGATTAGCGAAGTAATCACGCCAAGAGCAGATACCAAGTTGCTTAAGTCCGTCTATCCTGAAATCTGGGAAGCAGTGAAATACGATAGTCCAGCAATCAGGATTAACATAATCCACACCACAATCTAAACAGGTTGCCGAAGTCCCCCTTGCGAGAGCAGGGGGGGAACTTTGGATTAAGGGGGAACAGGGTTGTATTCATTTTTTCACCTTAAACACGCTGGGAATAAATGAGTTTGAGTTTAGGTTGTATTAATGAGATACTTAGATTATGGAAAGGGAAACTATGAACAACTACGAGAAGTCTTACAGCAACGAGCCATTCTTAAATGGTGCGTTGGACATTTCAATCTGGAGTGAAGTCCTGCCTAACTTGTGGCTAGGTGGAACTGCTGATAATGATTGTGTTGGCGACAAACACCACGAGATAGATAGACCTGATTGGTCTATCAAGACACGACACTTTGATAGTGTCTATACCTTTTACGCTTCTGCTAACCCTGTGTATTGGCAGGTTAAAGAGTTTAGGTTCGGTTACTTTGATAGTGGTGATACCGACTTTGACTTAGAAGCCTTTAAGCGTATTGCTCTAATGGCTCACGCTGATTGGAAGCGTGGCGAAAAGGTCTTGTTGCGTTGCCAAGCAGGTCTAAACAGGTCTAGCCTAATCTTTGCCCTAGTCCTAATGATTGACGGCTATACGGCACAAGAAGCCATAGACCTAATGCGAGAGAAGCGACACGATAAGGTCTTGTTCAATCCCCACTTTGTAGCGTGGTTGCTGGCACAAGACTTAGAATTCTGGCGAGCATAATCTCACGCTGAATAATCTCCCCTGAAACTAGGGGGGATTATTTTTAAGCTGGCGACCTGTATTCATTTTTTCACATAAGCCACGACAAACACGACCCTAACTTGCTTTGTCCTAGTTATCTGGTAGAGTGGTACTACCACTTGGAAATGCCAAGGGGCGTATCAACTAGTAAAGGGAAACGAAATGATTGATTGGGATAAAGTAGAAGACGCTGTGGCAGATTGTAAGGGCATTGCCTTTGATACCTGCCACAAGATTTATGTCCTTATGGACACCGAGCAAGTTGCTCTAATGCGTAAGTATGAATACGAAGAGATTAGAACGACAGACGACCAGACACCTAGCGAGATGATGGACACGCTAAGAGATTGGTTTGATAAGTCCTGTGGGCTGAAATTCATTCAGGGCGTAGCAACTAATCACGAAGACCCGAACGCTGGGTTCGTAGATTTGATTGGGCAGTTTGACCAAGATGATTGCGATGATTGTGGCGAGAGTGGCTGTGCTGGGGTTTGTAATGATTACGATGAAGAAGACGAAGACGAAGACGAAGACGAAGACGAAGACTACTAGCCCGAACTGATACGAGAAGTCCCCCTAGCAATAGGGGGATTTTCCGTAACAGATTTGTTTCGGAATGTATTCATTTTTTCACAGACACGACACCGAGTTTGCGAGATGTTGCGTAATGTCTGCTCAATGGTGTAATGTGGATAGTAGTTAGAGATACTAACTGAAAGGGAATTATGGAAACTCAAACAGAAACACTAAACAGTTCTATTTATGAAGTAGATAGCAACACAAGAGTAGTGGCGTATCACACAGGGCAGTATAGTTCCACTAGTGATTACGCTAGTCTGCTAGGCGTTGCCTTAGACACAGTTCAATCTGCTAGAGGTATGGCACACTTCGGGTCAAACACCGAACTATCTAACGCTATCCAATTGCTAGTTAGCGACAGCGTTTATTATGGCGACTTCGCTAACACCAAGAAACAGATTGGCGACTACCTAAACAGCAAGGGAGTTCCACACCTATTCCACGAACTCAAGGGCTATTCACAGGGCGAGTGGAACGAAGTTGTTGTCTATGGCGAGAGTGGCTCAATGGCACTAGGCGACTTGGAGTTCCTAATCAACAGCGTTGATACTTACTACAAGGGCGAAGTCTATTTGGTCAATGTGGAGAGAGCCAAGGTCTATACGGCAGATGACGGCTCAACAATTACCAAGTGGGAGCAAGATGAAGATTACGCTTACACCGAAGTTGTCCAAGAGTTTTTTAAGTTGGATAAAGATTATGTCCTGAATAACTTTGGATTGTAATCTCCCCGAACTCTCCCCTTGCCGAAGTTGGCAGGGGGAAAGTTTTTGGCAGGGTTGAGTGTATTCATTTTTTCACACCAACACGCCTAGTCTTTGCTCAATTTGGTAATGTCGGGGCTAGGGTGTAAGATTACTATGTAATCAAGAAAGGCAAGTCGCCTAGATTACAGAAAGGGGTTTCCAAATGGAAACTACAAACAAGAAGTCTGTCTATGAGATAGTCCAGTCTGGCGAGTTCGCAGAAGGCTACGCATACACAGGCGAAGCCGAGAACGACTACACCATTGCTCTATCTATGACTGGTCTAACTTTTCTAGGTCTAATCAAAATAGAACGCCTAGTAGAAGAAGAGATTGCTAGAACTAGCACCGAAGACGCTACGATTGGTATTCACCAACAACACATTAACGAACTCACCAAAGTCCTAGAAGCAATCCAAAGGGCGAGAAAAGCCTAATCAATCTCACCGAGAGCCTAACCCGAAAGGGTTAGGTTTCTTGGCAGGGCAGGGCGTATTCATTTTTTCACACCCTAACGCCGTTGTCGTGTATGTTTTGCGAGATGTCGGGGCTATGGTGTAGAGTTAAGACATAACAAGAAAAGGGAGTTCCTAAATGGACAACACAAAAGTAACTGAACTTGCTAATCACCTACTAGGCAAGATGAGCATAGAGCAGAGAAACACCAGAGAGCAGTTGCTATTCTTGGATAGCCAAGTTGGTCGCCACATTAACCAAGCGTTCAAAGATACCCAAGTTGAGTTTAAAGGTGATACCGAGTTCAGCAGAAAACTACACGCCAGAATACAAGAAGAAGCAGAATTTAAGCTGGCAGTCTATCTCCAAGTTTGGGGAGAGATTACAGCAAAATTATTCACGCTGTAAAAGTTTCATAAAAGTTCGCCTAATGAAAAGTTAGGCGAATTTTTTGATGAGTTTGCGTGTATTCATTTTTTCACAGGGCGACGCGATAACACGGGGCTAATTTGGTTTTAGGGCTAGTTGTGGTAAACTGATGTTGTTGGTGAAAAAGAAGTAATCAACTGAAAGGGCAGAGATGTCGGAAGTGAAGTATCCAGAAGTAAAAAAGGTCAAGTTGATTGGCGAAGATGGAAATGCGTTTGCTATTCTTGGGCGTGTAATGAAAGCAATGAAAACTGCTGGATTGCCGAAAGAAGTTGTAGACGCTTACTACGCAGAAGCCACGAGTGGAGATTACGACCACTTGCTACAAACCACTATCAAGTGGGTTAAGACCAAGTAAATCCCGCCGAGTGTCGGACACACTCAAAAAACTCCCCTTGCTCACACACGGCAGGGGGAGTTTTACTATTCTAGATTTAAGCCCTGTAAGCCCCGTAGAGAGAGTTTTAGGTCTAGGTATGGGATAGATGTCTATTTAGACCCCTAAGCCCCCTACAAGCCTTACAGCCCCGATTTAGAGTATGCCCCCTGTTTTCCACCCCTGCCAGATGTGATTGACCAGCACGACTGCTGTATTCATTTTTTCACACTCGCCTTTTTCCGACACGCCTCAATTTGACTTGTCGCTAGAAACTGGTAGACTACCTATGTAGTCAAAAACGGCTACCTTAGCAAAGGGAAACAATGAACGGATTACAAGCAAGGCTCATAGTCATTGGACTAGAAGCAGAGATTAAAAGTGAAGGCAAGTTCCAACTAACACGAGAACCAGCAATGAAGTCTCTAGGTCGCTTACTCCAGATTGACGCTTACGCCACCTTCGGCAAGGGCGTCAAGGGTCGCCAGAAGGCTCTTGATTGGCTAAACGAAATGATAGCCAAAGAAGAAGCGGGCGAAATGGAATACGAGCAAGAATAAATTAATTCAGGGGAAGCCCTGCCTTCGGGCAGGGTTTCTCTCTTGCTCTTTTTTTTTTTTTTTTTTTTTTTTTTTTTTTTTTTTTTTTTTTTAAGTATTCATTTTTTCACACTGAAACACGGAGTTAATGAAATGTTGGCGTTTGTCGGGAGTTAATGCTAAACTACTAGTAGTTGGAAAATCCAACTGGAAAAGGGACAAATGGAAATCAGGACAAAGGCAAAATGCCCAGAGTGTAGCCGAGTATTCAATCTGCTAGACGAAGAGCAAGCCGAAGAGTTTTACTACGGACACGATTGCGAGAGTGAATAATGGAAAAGACAAAGGTTCTAAATGTTACTTACGCAACTTGGGAAGCAATGGAAGGCAGACGCCCTATGGGTGTCCCTGTCGCTGTTAGATACCAAGACGGCTCTAAGGGCTTCGCTTGGTGTCTAGACGGCTGGGGTTCAATCTGGTATGACACCCTAGAAGAATTAGTTGCCGAACACTGCTAACACGACAATAAAAGTTAACCTGGTTGCTTCGGCTTCCAGGTTAATTTTTTGCCCGAAAGTTTAACCAGGTTGGGGCTGTATTCATTTTTTCACAGGTAAACACCGTTCCTGTGTGGCTTTGCGTTTTTATTGGTAAGTGTGGTAAACTTGCTGTAAGCAAGAAAAGGAGGAGGTGATTACTATGATTGATGACCCACGAGAAAGACCTGCCACGAGTGATGATTACGATTACTCGCCAGACATTCCAGACATCAATGTCCAAGACTGGTTTCCATACGGACCAGACGGCGACTACGGAATTTCTTGGGAAGAAGCAGGGATAAAGCCACCAGCAACCCTAAAGGAATACTGGGAAACTTATCACCCTGAGAACTGAATAAGGCAAGTGCCAACTTCGTAAGGAGTTGGTGCTTTTCTTTGTCGTGGTTATGTGTATTCATTTTTTCACATCTGGACACAACTTTTCGGGGGTTGTTGTATTTGTCGGGGGGGAGTGATACACTTGAGGTATCAAGTGAAAGGGAAACAAAATGTTCAAAGAACAAAAGGGCGACGCTGAAATGGCAGAACTATTTGCTATGGGGCTAATCAAAGAGCCTAAGGATTACGGGACACTAATCTTAGTTCCTTGTAAGCACAAAGTATTCTGCCGAACACACGGGACTTTTTGGATTAGGAAAAAGTTTTGGAAATACGGGAATAAATCCAGATAACAAATTGTTTTATTTAATGAAAGGAAAATAAAATGACTGAAAACAAAAGAACCAAAGAAGAACTACTGAACCCGAACTTTGGACTAAACACGGACAAGCCAGACATCAAGGGCTTTTTAGCGTGGCTTATTGACCCAGAAGTTACGGAAGCCTACAAGCAACTAGAAGAAGAAGAACAAGGCGAATAGGAAAGGCTTAGGCAGAAATGCCTAAGTTTTTTTCACGGGGGCTGTATTCATTTTTTCACAGCTCCACGCTAACTGCGTGGCTATTTTGAGTTTTGTCAGGGGTGTATGCTAAACTTGAGTATCAAGTGAAAGGGAGAGAAATGACTGAGCAAGAAGCCATAAGTCTTAGTATGGAGTATGAACTTATACTGCGTAGAGCAGATACATACTTTCTCAAAAGAATTGAACCAGTAGGCGAGTGTATGGTTTGGCACGGACCTTTCAAGCAAGAAGTTACTCATAGAAAGCCTGTGATTAGAAAGTCAAAGCCAACTAACCAAACTCGTTCGGCTTCACGCTACGCTTGGGAACTGCTCTATCCAGAACTGCCAGAGCATAGAAAACTACGCTACACCTGCGGAAATGATTTGTGTGTCGCACCAGAACACCAAGAGATTATTCAGGACACCTGCCCTAAAGGGCACGAAATGACCGAGAGCAATAAATACCTGTGCAAACTAACTAATGGCTTCACTACCTACACCTGCCGTATCTGCGTTACAACTGCTCACAAGGCGAAACGAAAAGCCAGCAAGGGATAGCCACCACCACGATACAAAAAGCCCCCCCCTGCTTGCTAGAGAGTGTATTCATTTTTTCACACTGGCACACCGCTTCGCCCTGCGATTTGAGTTTTGTCGGGGTTGAGTGGTAAGATTGACTTGTAGTCAAAGGGGCTACCAAAAGATAAAGGGAGATACAAGTGGCGAAATACCAAGGCGACTTTAACTGCGACAGTTGCGGGGAGTTCTATGACGGTGATGCTCTAAACCTGCTCACCAGAACACCAGAACTATTCGGGCTGACTGACCCTGTAAAAGTTCGGGAACTGGCTGACTTCTGGTTATGCCGTGAGTGTAAGGTTGAGTATCCTAACGGGGCTAAAGACTTCTTCGTAAAGGACTACTTTGAGATTGAAGAGCCTTACTGCTCAGATTGCGAAATGGAACCTGTGTCCGAGTGGGGCTTGACCTGCGGTTGCGAGTAGGCTGACCTGAACTGACCCTGCGAGTTTAGACTTGCGGGGTTAGTTTGTATCGTAAATGTATGTATTCATTTTTTCACAAGACTACACGGCAAAGTGTGGCGATTTGGAAAATGTCGTAGTTGTGTAGTAGGATTACTATGTAATCAAAACGGCAAGGTGCCTGATTACAGAGAGGGTGGTTTAGGTGTCTAACATCAAAATTACTTGGGTTTCAAAGGGATACTTAGGCGAGGATAGGGACACAATTATCCTTGACCTAATCAACAAGGGTTACGAAGTAAAGGGCAACGCAACAGCCGAGCTGGAGTTTGATTTTCCAGAGGGCGACGTTCTAATCTGTAACGCTATTTTCAGCAACACAAATCACTATGCGGGTAAGTTCTGGGACGCACTACAAGCGGTTATGCCAGAGAACAGACCACACACAGCCCTAAGCGTTGGCGACAAAGTTGCCATAGACGGCAGAGAGTATGTGTGTAGCGAGTTTGGTTGGAAACTTGTAGCCTAGCAACCAGCAGACAGCCAGCCGAAAGGCTGGTTGTTTTGCTTTACGGGTTTGTGTATTCATTTTTTCGCCCTAGGACACGACTTCGTGGCGTATGTTGCTTTTAGATTTGGAGTGTGTTAGACTTGGCGTAGCCAAGGCTCGACTTGGCACTAATTCTATCTCTTGAAAGGGGATACCAAATGTCTAAGTTCTTCCGCTCAACCACCACCCTAAACACTATTATTGAGTCAGTAGATACTGACGGAGTGGGGACAACTTATCGGGGCTACACCCGTTTTCCGTTTGGTCACGACTATTTCTCCCGTAGCGAGTGTGATGTCTGTAATGGCGAAGAAGCCGTTGCTCGCCTAGTTGATACTGATGAAGGCGTTTGCGAAGATTGCCGTCAAGAGTTTAAGCGGAGTGGCGACAAACTCACCAAACTTTAAAATCACGCTTCCCCGTTCCAGCGGGGATTTGCGGTTTCGCTGGTGCGTATTCATTTTTTCACCTGAAATACGGATTTGCGTGGTTGGTTTGGGTTGTCGGTGGTTATGTGGTAAGGTAGAGGTATCAAGTAAAACGCTTGATACTGCCTGTCTAGCACTAGATAAGAGTAGCCAGAGGAGAGTGCTCTCCACCTACCGCAAAGCAGTTCCACAGAGTAGTAAAGGGACACAAATGGAACTAAGCGACACAGAAGCAAAAGCAGTAAAGGCGATTTACAGCGACTTCCACGCAGGAGCAACTGACGCAGAAGAAGCATTACACGCCTTAGAGCAACTCATTAACGGGGATAGTGAAGAAGATAACTAAATAGATTTGGCGGGGTATTCCCCCCTTTCCCCCGTCAATACGAAACGCCTTGCTTGTGAACATACCGAGCAGGGCGTTTCACTTTTAACTAGTGTGCCGTTGAGTCGCTGGGTGAAAAAATGAATACCTAAGAGCCGTAGCTTAACACGGGTCGCTTTCCGGAAAATAAAGTTTGTGTATGTGTTTGACTTTGTATTAGTCAGGGGCTATACTGGTCTTAGA